CCAACACCTGCAAACAAACCCCCTCAGCCACCTTCCTTCATCGACGAAAAGATTGTAAGTCGCAGCCTGAATCACTACGACCGTAACAACTTCGCACACTTCTTTTTTCGCCTGCTCGATCAACCTCTACTAGCGCATACGCTACTAGAAGCCTACAGCGTAGGGACAAGTGTAAGTATTTTCCCGGCTGCGGTGGTCTTCTGGCAGCGCGACAAAGTGGGAAGGTTCCGGACGGGCAAGGTGATGGGCTATGACCCGGCAACCGGCAAGCGGATTAAGCAGCCACCGCAGATAACGTTTGCGCATAAACACTTAGAAGACGATAACTTTAATTTATCTACCGTACCTTTTGGCACGTGGCTAGCTCACCAGTGCAGCCTTCCGGTTGCGGTCGTCGAAAGCGAAAAAACGGCGCTAATTTGCGCAGCGGCTTTCCCTACATATGCATGGGTTGCGCTAGGTGGCGCCGGCAATTTGACGCAACGAATGATTGACAACCTGCCCCGGCGCAAGATCTTGTTGTATCCGGATGCAAATAAGGTTGGCCAATGGCTGGAGTTGTGTAATACGATTAGCGGATACGATATCTCCGTGCCTCAGCACGCCATCGACTTAGTCGCGAACCAGCCCGAAGACTTTGACCCGGCGGACGTGGTTATCGCAAATAGCAGTAGCAAGTTTTATTACCCCGACTGGTGCTAGTCCCAGTCATCGTGCGTTGGGGGCAGCTGATAGTAGCCTCTTTCGCGGCGGGGTAGCGGGTTGAACCCCTGCCCGCGTTTATAAATGCGCATATAGCCGCCGCCTTCGTCCCGCCGAATCTGTGCCTCTGGGTATAAGTCGGCGTTATCCTGCAAGTATTTTCGGAATCTGGCCTTATATGCATCAGACATTTGTATGTGTTGCGTTTGCATATGTTGCATTTCCTGCAACGTCGGGGCAGTTGTCCCGGCCGGCTGTTCGCGCACAATTCCGCTGTTTGTGTATCGGTAGGTAGAGCTGAGAGTAACCCTGTACAGCAGCATATACGCGATCCAGCCGGTCGAAACCGCCAACAGATCTACCAGCCGGGACGGCATTGGTGTAGCTGTATTGATTTCGGCCTCCTTTGCGTCAATGATAACCTTATACAGCTCATCGCCAATTTCCGGACGAAGTGTATCATCTTGTAGAGACCTTACTTGCGCTCGAAAGGCGGTGCCGGAGCGGGTTTTAATGACTTCTGCTACAGGTGCAATAGCTTCAAAGTCAGCGATATCGTACAAAAGTGGGGCAGTGGTGGGGTTGACAAAATATTGTGTGCTCATAACTTGAACTTATTAAGAAACTTGCTCATTTTGCTGTTGGGTTGCTGCTCTAAAAACGGGTTGTTATCTACAACCTCAATGTTCCCGGAGTATCCGGCGGCCTCGGCAAAGCGGGTGAGCACCTTCAAAATTTGCTTGCGCTGCTGTTTGAGCTGAAAAAAGAACTCCTGATTCGCAGACCGTATCAGTTCGCCGTCGTTTGATAGACCATTCGGCACCGGAATACCTACAATCGCAGGCGAACTCAGCTGGTGAGCTGTTATAATGTCTTGCCGGGCTTGGTCTAAATAGGCCTGCACGTCTCTTTTAGCCGGGTTGTTGCCGTTAAACGGGATGAATTCGATACTACTGTCAGGAAGAGAGCTAAATACGGTCATAATATTACCGGCGCTATCGCTTCCTGTGCTATTTGTTATATCGCGCTCGAACCGCTCTTGGTCTTTGGCGCTCATCGTGCTGTTAACGTGCAGTGCCCCTAGCGCCGTGAAGCCCCTCTTCACGCTGTTCTCCTTGAAATTTAACAGCTCAATTTCGGTACGAATTGCAGACGTTGCAGCATAATATGCCGGCAAAGGATACCAGTCCTGACCAGCTGTATATTGTTTAAAGTAATAGTAGTGCGGAGTAGAGTACTGTTCGCTCTCGCAAGGAACATCGAAGCTGTAATAGGGGCGCTTGTATATTTTTGTGTACTCGTCTCGAGCGGTCTCTGCAACATACCAATCGTTGCTGATAAATACCTCTTGTGAGTACAAGCCTTTCTCCTTGTCTTGTGTAAAGCCACGCCGCACCTTGCTAAAGTCCTGATAATGAACGTCTTGCACTTGTCCGGTCGCCGGGCTTAGCTGCACCTGTACGCAAAATCCTCCGTACAGGTGTAGGTCTTTTGTAAGCTTTTGGAATAGCGAAAACAGTCCCTCGCCAAAGTCTTGCCGTTGCGCCCAAATTTTGAGCGGCATACTATCATACGTAAGTTCTACGCCTGTAGTGTATCGGGTCTTTTTGTCAATGATGGCTTGGTGGGTCGGGCTGTTTCGGTACAGGGTAAGCAACGCCTGCGGCAACAGATTGTCTACAGAGTCGTAACGAACGTATTCCTTTTTCGCAGAAAGTAGGTCCAGGCGCGTATCACGTACATCCCCGCGAAAGTAGTTAATGTTCTTTACCCTAAGCCCGGTTGTTATATCCTCCTTATTCATATGACGACGTAGTTTTCTCCGGTGTACAGAAAGGTGGCGCCCTGCCAGTCCTGGTCAAACGTGTACGTTGCCTGCCCCTCAATCAATACACTGCCACTATATTCATCGGTATCAATCGTTATGTTGTCAGTCCCGCAAAAGCCTTCAATGTCTTTTATCGTCACCTTCCAGCCGGTGGGCGGTTCGCCGGGCAGGCTGACGGTGTAAGGCCCTGCGCCTTGTCGCAAAAACACGTACTCCGTATTAAAATTTACCTTGCCGTCGTTATCGCGAAATTGTATCCAGTCCTTAAAATTAACTGCATTTGTTTGCTCTTTGTACTCTCTTAGCAATTGCTGTGGGCTGTATCTAATACTTTGCAGCTGGTTTACCCGCGCGTAAGGCAGCGCAGGCGTGTTTGGGTCGTTAGTCGGGTAGTTGGCCGGAACTAGTATATAAGCAATAATCACATTGTCCGTATCCGGAACCGGACCTACCGGTTCCGACCCGGGACTGCCCTGCTTAAGCGTAACAGTTCCAGCTGTATCTACCTGCACCGCATCTATGCGGTCGTATGTTGTGTCGGGTGCGGGGATAGGCACTGAGACGTTCGGCACAGGCGTAGTTACGACGGTATTGTCTATCTGTACAACACCAGCCGAAACATTTACAACAAACGTAGATAAATCGAATCCGATTTCGCACCCCAGTGGGGCGACAACGCCGTTTTTGGGGTAAGCGATACTTGTGCTTGTCGTACCTGATTCGACCGTATCCTCTACTAGCGTACCGTAATTGTAGTCAACATTGGTGAGGGCTGTTTTCAGGATGTCGGCGTTATGGTCGATGACATCATTTACGTTCGTAACGCCCGGGTCGGTAGTTTTCTTTACACTGCTCATAGTTATCGTATTTGTCGTGGAACGGCAGCGAGCTCGCTGGTCTCTTCTGTTGTTAAATTGCTGACTTCTGTAGTAGTTCGGGCGCTAATTGGTGGGTCAATCGTAGCAATATTTTCGCGAAAGTAGGTCTTGTCGAGCAGGTGTATCGGGCGCATTGAACGTGCAACTGCCTGATATTCAACCTCGCTCGCTTCCTCGCGGGTGCCTTGCGCATAGTCAGCGCCCGTTATCCGTGCCCCAGTCTGCAACCCTACTATTTTGACCTCCTCTTTGCCCTCAACGACAAAAACCCACCTGCTGCCTTCTCGCAATATCGAATGCAAGTTGCGTTTAGCAGCGTAGTAGCTGTTCACTTTGAAGGTCAAACTTTGCTCATAAAATATACCAGCTTCGTACGAGCCGGAACCCTCCAGTTGTATGCTATCGAACTGCACCGGCAGCGCTGACCACGCCCCTTGCGAATACGTTAGTATAGAAGCCGTATCCAGCCTGTAGGGGTCGGCGGAATCATACGCGTGTATTAGCCCCGGGTTGTGCTTCGCGAAGTATAACGTATTGTATGCTCCCCCGATGCCTTTGTCATCGCAAGCATATGTACTGGCGGTTATGCTACAAGTGCTCATTACTCAGGATTCTAAGTTTAGATTGATAGATAACCTCCTCGGTATCATAGTCGTAGCCGGCGATTCGAAGCAGTCGGAAGTCATAGCGGCCGGGCGCGGGGCAGTCACACACAAGTTTCCAGTAGCGAGAGTTGCTTTCTTGCTCGTGCACTGTTAGTGTCTGAAACGCGTCAGTATCGGAAAGCTGTTCGTTGCGCACTTCAACTGCTACTTCGCAGTCATCAAACGTCGCATTCGTTTTGTATGCAATTACGGTTATCTCCGTATCCTGAACTTTAGTGTGCATAGGTACAATATACAAAAAGCCGGCACATCATAGACGGCCGGCTTTGTAGACACTAACACTTTCAACACACTGCAATATACGAAGGTCAGGGAAAAATTACAAGCGGTTATGTGGTCTCAACCGGAATCTCGTAGTCTTCAGCCAGTAGGTAGGCTACTTCAGTTTCAATGCCGGAAAACGTAAGTTGTCGCGTAGGAGTATCTTCTTTGGTTGCTCCGGATTCGTCGTTGAACTCACTCATATCCAGTCCGAGTTGAGCCCCCAGAATGCGCCGCCGCTGGTCGCGTCCACGTGTAATTATTGTCATTGGCTCGACTGAGTCGATAAGTTGCTGTACAAATTCTCTCCCTGCTCGAAAGGCTTCGTCGTTAGTAGCAGCGTCAGCAAACGGGCTAAGCTGAAAGCTAATCGTTTGATTTACAGGCCGATTGGGCTGATTCACCTGCTCCTGCACACTCACCGTATCTACAATTGCAGTTACTTCGTAGAAGCCTGCAACGCTCGGGTCAAAGACAATGTCAGTAATTACCCGGTCGTTGTATTCCTCTACATATTCATCGATAAGGCAGGTCGGCAAAATGTAGACATTTTGCAGGTTGCCGCCAATGGGTTTGACCAGGCAATTCTGCTCAAACCCTGTAGTCAATACACAGTTGCTACAAGTAGCCATAATTTGCTGTTATTAGTTGGTATACCAAACCATTTCATTTTCATTCCCGATGCCTATAGCCATCCGCCACATTGCCGAAACCCGGGTGTGGTCGTCGTTGGTCATCGGATATTGATTGCGAATCTGCAAAGAGCTCCAGCCATTCGTGCCGTCATCAGTAAAGATTCTGAGGTTCGCGTTCAAATCACCGAAGAACATTTCGTAGTCGTCCAACTCGAGCAGCACCTTTACTTCATATCCGCGGAAGGTATTAATACCGTCTTGCGTGATGTCGATAGGGCTGTTCTGCGTGTTCGCCTGTTGAAAGCGAGTATAACGATCCATTATATACGGGGACACATAATACCGTGGGCGGAATTGGTTTTGCGACCGGCTCAGCTTGTACGGGTTAACTCCGCCTTGTGCTTCTTCGATAAGTTTGCTCATTTCTGTAGCTACATTATCTGTAGCAGAAGGATCGGTAACATCAATTGCCGACGGGTCCGCTACAATCTCATTAGAGCCACTCAAGTCCAAGTAGGTTTTCTTGAATCCGTCGCAGAGACCCAGATTTCCTGAGCCAACATTTTCTTCTCCATACAACAACATTGTCGACACTTCCAGCGAAAGCTTGCGCTGTACAATGTCGAGCACGATATCAGCAACCAAGTTATCGTCGAATGCCTGCTCTCGAAAAGCGTCATTCTGATAATAAAGCTGCATTATGTCGTTCACGAAAACTTTGTTTTCGTATCGCTCATCCATTCGCAGCTGACACAGATCGACGGAACGGTTTTCAACTTCGTTGCTGCCGGCAGGGGTGAAGTCAGACGTATACTTGCGTATAACAGTTGTCGGCTTTTTGATTACCTGCCAGACCGGGGTAGGGTCGTTGGTCGGCACAACTTGCGCCCCTGTAGTCTGTACAAATGTAGCAGAGCTAACAGCTTCGGGGAAGAATTCTTGTATTGCTTGCCCCTCAAGCGTAGTATTCTGAATTGTGATTGACATAGCGGTAGGTTATTTACGGTTGTTCTTTTGTTCACGCTTGCGTTGCTGCCGGCGCTGCAAGGCTACCTTGTAAGGGTCTTGCTTATTTTCGCCTTGCGTGTGATTCTTAAAGTCAGTCAGCCCGGCAAAGTTGTCGGCGCTTTGGTGTTGCAGCTCCTGCAACTTTGCCCTAAGTGCGTGATTCTCAGCGACTAGCGCTGCGCGTTTTTTGTCTGCGCTGTTTTCTGCCGCCACCGCGCTAGGCGAAGTAACGTCCTCGGTTGTATCAGCTGCGTTCTCGTCTTGACTTGCAGTTGGCTCAAATGTAATTGTACCAATTTCGTTTCCTTCGGAATCGAAGGCCGGCATCATCATCGATTCGTCAAAGGTCAGCGTAGCCGATCCGCCATCCGGCGTGCTAATCATAACCTCCGACATCATTTTTGTAGACTTTTCGTCATCGTTGTATTCGTGCGCTTGCTTACCTAGCCCGAGCGCTTGCGCAATTTGCGACAAAAGTGTCTGTTTCTGTTTTAGTTGTGTGTCCATATTGTGTTCAATTTGGGGGGTCGGGGCAACATCCCCGGTAGTTTTAAGTTGAAAAAAACCTTCCATTGAAAAGCCGCGAAGTCGGCCTTTTTTGATTGCCGCCCACACGTGCTCATTAGATACTTTTACCGAGAACATCCACGTGCCAACTGGCAACTCCATGCCGAGCGCCGCGGCCTTGTCTTTTTTACTGTCGGAGATAATCCAGCTTTCCGACATGTGCCCATAGTTTGCAAGCGAATTGTCGTGCATCAGGTTCAGGTTGCGGTGTCGATCTTCCCGATGAAACTTTTCTTGCAACCTTTGTATGTGATGTTTACGTATGCGCTGATAGTGTTCTGGCGTATCTTCCGTACCGGTACGATAAATGAGCTTGTCAGGAATCATTACGGGCCCCGTAACCATCTGGCGCTCATTGTCTACGTGCGCAACAAAGCCAGCGCCCGGAATGGCGTATGTTTTTGTCTGTGCTACACCAGTATCTTTCGAGTAGGCGACGAAGTTAGATTCGATAGCCGGCTCATCGACAATTGACATGCCGACAACTCCGACCATAGGGTCGCTTTCGTCCCAATCAAATTCAAATACCGGTAGCTCTTCTGCCATCGTTTATAAGTTGGCTATTGCCTTGCACGGCAAGTATAAGAAACTTTTCTTACATCGGTTACAAAAATTCAAATTTTTTAGGCGCTTGCGCGTGCCTCTGCCCGCTGCACCTTGCGCTGTTTAGAGGTAACCTCCTGTACATCCGTAACTATTCGGACCTTGCTGACGGCCTCCGCTATCTCATTCGCCGTTGCCCCGCCAGTCAGCCCGCCCTCCTGATAGCCACGCCGGCGACTTTCCAGTTTGTTCAATTCACCTGTATATTGCATCTCCTTCACCATTTTTGCAGGTATTACGTACTCGTTTCTGTGCACCACGCCGGCCGGTTCGTCGTCCCGGCCGCTCCCTGTAAATCCACCCGCTTTAAATCCCGGGCTTTGCGCTAGTATCTTCGCCACTTGCGCTGCACCTGTAGCTGCTGCAGTTGCAGATAATGCAACCCCCAGCGGCACCAATGGCTGAACGGTAAGCGCGTTTACTACCGCGCGCGCTGTGTCGATAATTGCTTGCGAAGACTGCAGCGCTTTCTGACGTTCAAATTGTTCGCGGGCTATCTGCTCCTTCTCGTTTTCTAACGATCGTATGTTTTGTTGTTCCCGGTCTTGCGCTGCTACCAGCTGCCGGCGCTGCTCCTGCTCTTCCGCCAGCTCCTCGAGCACCTGCTGCCGATTCGCCGACGTCGCTTGCGCTAAGTTGTCAGTTAACTGAGAAATTTCTTGGTCAGCTTCGCTTATATCCTGCTGTATTTCTGACAACCGTAGGTTGGCTTCTTCGGTCAGGGCATCCAGCCGTTGCTGCCGGTTTTCATCCAGCTGATTAAATAGCGCGTTAATCTCATTTGCAAAACCTACACCTGCATCAATAAGGGGCGAGAAGTCTAGCGGGTCTTCTACCTGTTCATCGATTGCTTTCAGCTGTTCTGCTGTAAAGCCTAGCTCTTCGTTGAGACCTGATACTTCTCTCTCCGAATCGTTTGCAATTGTACCGAATTCGCGAAACTCTCTCAGGGATTGCGCAAATACGTTTGCACTTGCTGCACTTTGTACTAGCTCATCCGACGTTTGCCTTACTGCTGTAGCAAACGCGGATGTTTGTTGAGTGCTTTCCTGAACTGTACTGTTGTAGCTATCGTATGTGCGTGCTGTAGATTCCGTGTTCTGTTGCGCTTCCGAAATATTCGCGATTAAGAAATCCAGCTGCTGCTGCAACTCATTTGCATTGTTCCTCGCCGCGGTGAATCGTGTGCCCAAAGCGACCAGACTTTTGTTCGTGCCGCCGAAAACCTCATCCGCAGTGCCCGCAATTTGCTGGAAACCAAGCTCTAGCGCCTCCAGTTGTGATACCCCATTTTCTCCAATACCTGCATACAGCTGTAGAAATTGCTCTTCGGTCTCTACCCCCGCTTGCTGCAGGACGCGCGTTATTTCGACTTGTTGCTTTGCTAGCTTCTCACTTATCTCTGTAGCTGCTGATTGTAACCCCTGCAACTTTATGCGTTGTTGTATTTGGTCTATAAGCACATCTTGTATTTCTACTAGCTCCGCATCAGTTGCGTTTAATGTCTTCTGTTTATCAATTAGCCCGGGGTAGGCTTCATCCAGCTGATTGATGAGTTGCAAACGTTTTTCGCTGCCGGCATTCGTTCTCTCCAGCTGTTGAAAAGTTGCGCGCACTTGTATCTCCGCCGCCCGCATATCCTCCTGTATTGTTTTCATTGAGTCCTTGAACTCATCCCGCAGGCGCCCAACGCTACCGCTTGCCTTCATGACTGCTGCAGTTACACCTGCTACAAGCGTAGCAATTGCAGCTAAAGGCCCGGCTGCCGTCCTGAGCCCCTTCAAGATCGGGCTTAATGCTTTTAGGTTCACGCCTAGCGCCTGCGCCGCGTTCCGCGCCTGCACCAACCCTTGCCCAAAAGCCTGGACACCGCCAGCTATGGCCATTGCACCTTGTACACGTGTAAGCACCTTTTCAAGGTCTTCGGATTCTACCCCAAACAGTGCCGCGGCCCCTTCTGCCGCTTCGAACGCGCCCGCCATGCCGGTTACAACGTCGGTAACCGCAGTTAGCTTCTGTTCTGCGTCCAGCCCCTGCACACTTGTATCTAAGTCGGCAACGCGGTCGTTTGCTTTTTTTAGTTCAGCTTGCAGCTCTTCGAATTCCTCCGTTCCAAAATCTGCTTTTTTAAATTGCTCCTCCAGCTCCTCCACCGCGTCTTCGAGCTCCGCCATGTTATTGATGTTTTGCTTGAGCCCGTTAATTCGCAGCGTAAATTCCTTCTCAGTTGCCATATTTTTTTTGGCTTAGTGTATCTGTTACTACCTTATTTCTTTATCAGCGTAACCTCTGTAGGTGTAGCTTTTACGGGGTCATAATCTTTGACTTCCTGCACAATGTACGCAATGCCTTGCACTACGACCGATTGGCGCTGGTTGAGTGAGGCAATATCTGCTGCCGTAAGCATTACATCTACAATAACTTTTACCGACTTCTGTAGCTGCCGCACCTGCTGTAGGTAGTACTCGTCCCACACAAATTCAACGCTGCCCGGGTCAAAAAAATCTACAGCAGAACATAAGGGCAGTTGATACGGGAAGGCAACCGAATACTTTTCGCTACCTACCGCGCCAACATAATTAAAGCTGCTGGCAAAGTAATCGCTATTAGCAAAGTCTTGCATCCCGTCCCAGCGAACTATGCGAGGTGTATATGCTACACTTGTCTGTTGCGTCCCATCCCCCAGCTCCCCTAACTTTTTCGCCAGTTCGTCCCGGGTGTTTAGCGATACAGTTGTAAACGTAGCGTAGATGTTTAGCAGCTCGGACGTTTCCGGGACAACCGTATACGTTCGCTCTGCGGATGGGGCAAACGGTATTTCAATCTCTTTGACCTCAACACCATATTCGCGATTAAAGTCAAAGTCAAACTTATAGTCTTCGTTGACTAGTATCGCTTCGCCTTCTTCGTAGGTATACCGTAGCTTATACGTCCGTACGTCCGACACCGGCTCAATGCGGGCTTTGTCGATGTTCGTTTTCGACGACCAGTCGGGCTGCTGCGCGCTAGTCGCAAAGTAGTCTTGCTGATAGTCGAGCGAGACCACGCCGGCTTCATCATCTACGGACGCATATAAGTTGAACAGCTTAGATACACCCTTAACAAACTCCAGCTGCTCCATATCGGGCAGCAAGTTGGCAGGGTTCAGTAAAAAAGGGTACGGTTCCTGGGTGGGCGTCGGTTGGCGGATGTTGCTGACTTTGAGCGTGCTAGTAGCAACAGGATTAAAGTAGGTAGCATCATTCGGCAAAATAGGGTCGGGGGGAAACGGTTGAGTGTCTACCACCCCGCCAATGGCAAGGCACAAGGATACCGACTCGTTAGCCTTAAGCTCTACCTCTGCAGATAATGTGCCCGTATATAGTTTCCCGTCTATGAATTCGAATGGGAATTCTTCGTAGTCCAGCACGCCGTCCTGCACCCCCGCAAAAAAGAACTGACCGGCAAACGGGTCATACTGTATTTCCCGAAAATAGCCGTCGCTATTATTAGCAGTGTTTATGTTCTTGAGCAGGCAGGCCGCTCGGGGAGCCGGAAAAGCTTGCTGCTCCATAAAAACCGCCCAATCTGCTTCAATCGTATATATCCCGTCCACCGGGGCAAAGTATTGACTACTGAATGTATCGTATTCTGCGATAAAATCGATACCCCCTACTTCCTCGAACTCCTCAACATCAAAATCGCGGAAGTTATAACCGTAATCATAATTGCGCTCTGTAAATCTCCAAGGACATATAAATATCTCTGTTATGTCGTATAAAGCCACCTGCCCAACCACCGGCCCTTCGAAGGCCGGGTCTTTTATGTACTTCTCCGTTGTTTGGAAAAATGTAGTTTCTGCACTTGTTGTAAAGAATCCATCCAAACCCGGCGGCATCCTCACTTCGCATTCCGCTAGCCTGCCCCAGTTCCACGCCGGCTCCTGATTATCTTCATCCGTATACGGTACAACTAGGTTGTTTTTAGTCTCGTCCTGCAGGAAAGACCCCTGTAGTTTGTACCCGGCATCGGCAAAAATGGCCTTGAGTACTTCCTTCAAATACACCCCGCCCCGGAAGTAAAACTGAGAAAGCGGGTACCCGCCCGCTGGGCTGTATAAGATACTGCCGTCTATAAGTCCGCCTGATTCGGGCAGTAGAGTTATGCCGCCGTTTAATGGGTTGGGGGCTGTGCTATCCGGGTCGCAAGCAAAGTTGCCGTAGCTCACCAACGCGAATTGCATCACGTATTGGCCGTCCTCCTCAGACGTATCCCATACATTCTGCAATCCTACACTCGGAGACACTTGGTCGTCCCAAGGGTCATAGTCCTCACTGCGCACACCTGTATAGGGATAGCGGGGAAACGATTCAATGTCGCGCAGGGTAAGCCCATCTACCGCATCGACCCAACTAATGTTTGCGCCTATTATAGTGCATTCTATTAAGTCCTGCTCAACAGCATCTACAGTCAGCTGCCCCTTCAGCACGACCAATCCGTCTTGCTCGATTAGTGCCGTATACTTACGCTGGCTATAAAAATTGCTTGCGTTTTGCGGGTCGCCGATGAACTGAAAAAATGCAAGGTTGCGCCGGGTCTTCGGCAGGTTCAAGTTCAGGGTGTAGTCCCCTTTAGCCGTGCCGAAGTCTTCCAGCGAAAACTGCCGCTTCGTAATGCGTACAGATAGGTCTTCTACAGTGTACACATCCAACTCCGTATCATCTACAAGTAGCCGGGTCATTGTTGCTGCGTGTTAATGTCAAAAGCGATACGATATGTGAGCGTTAAATTGTAGAGCCCTTCCGTTTCATCGATTGCCCAGCTGCTATCCTCAATTCGTACGGATTCGAGACGATTGTATCCTCCAAAAGCTGCGGGGTTTTGCGGCTGCTCCCCGCTTGCGCTTTCAAAATCTTTGCCGAATACTGACAGCTGTATATCCGTGAAGTCGCTTAGCTCCCCTAATTTACTAGCGTGCGCATTCGGTATATCCTTCCAGACCAGCTGATACACATCGTCGGAAAGTAGTAACGATTGCAACCATTTGTAGTGTTGGTCGTCTACCCACCCGGAGCTAGCCTCTACAGTAAAATATGCTTTTTGCTTATATCGTCTGTATTGACCTTTGTCGCGATGATACCCGTAACGCTGCACCGGGCTGCGTTCATAGTCGACCGATTCTATCTCGTGCGATAGTATCTTGCCGCCGGCGAAAGTAAAGTGATCGTAACACCTGAATCTGTTACGCCAGTAGATTTCTACAAGCGGCACATCGCAGTCGCGCGCCGGGCGCTTGACTAAGTCATAGCGCTGACTAGCTATATCTGTAAATTCCAGTTCGCCGGTGTTGGGATTGTAAACTTCTCTCTCCACCTGCAATGTATACCGTTGAATGTTTTCGATCGGGATGCCCGCCTGCGTTGCTACCTCCTGCGGAGTAGGGCTAATGTAGTAGAGTGTAGATAATGTTGTCGTTTGAGTTGCTAATATGTGTGTCGAGGAAGTCAGGTCGTTCTGTATTATCGCCGCCCGTATCCTGTAGCTTGTGAATCCACCACCCCGGTCGTCAGCCGCGTAAAAATACAGCGGCTCAAAAGACCCATCCGGCTGTACTACTTTTGCATAATTGCCGATTACTTCGAAATTCGCGCCAACTCCGGGCTGGTCTGTAAGCGGGGTTACGTCTGTGTACTCGTTATAATCGTCGGATTGATAGAAGCTTAGCCAATACCGCGCGAACGCGGTTATCCGGTTTTGCTCCTCGAATGCGCCCGGCGCGCAGTGGCGGATTTCGCTACGCCCGCACACATATTGCTGTACAAGCGTATTGTTTTCGTCGTCGGGTTCGTAGTCCTCCGGGGCGGTGCCGGTTACGCTATACCCGCCGTCGAACTCTTCGCCGTATTCGAGATAATACGTTTTCACTGCTTCCGGAACATCTACAAATGCAAGTCCGGCAGCCCGCGGCAGTGGGATGCTTACCTCATTCGCAAGATACTTGTGTATGTCGTAATATACCGTATCCGTACCGGCGTATGGTTTTCGCAGCACGGACACTAGCTTGTAAGCCGCGCCGGGCGGGGGGCTATCAACAAACAACTCCTGCTCCTGCCTGCTTACATAGATTCGCACAAACGTAGCATATGCAAAGTCTCTTAATTTTTGCCCGCGGTCGGTGTCGGTAGCATTGAATAGCGAGTAGTTAGTTCCGAGCTGCCAGTCGGTTGTAGTTACAAACGTATCTCCTACAGTCCAGTTTAACGACGTGCCCTCCTCAATTGCCTGTATTTGTACGTATCCATCTGTGCCAATTTCGGCGTAGCTGGCAGTGTAGAGCGCTGACAAAATCGGGTTGTTGTTAATCGCGTTTATTAGTGACTGAGCCACCAACTCGTTGCCGGTCGGCGAGCCTACAGTTGTATAAAACTCTGCCGGCTGGTCGGGGTCGTCGACGGCTGTAAACGTTTGCCCTCGCAAGGTCAGCGTCTCGCCTGACTGCACCACCAGTGCATCTACCGGCGTAGTAGTTACGTTCTCCAATACTTTTAAGTACAGTATCGCCCTGCCGCCTGAGCCGCCGGTGCTGGCAATCTTCAGTCCCCAGATTAGCGATGTATCCACCGGATGCAAGCCCCAAGTTATAACGTCTTCAGCTTCATAGCCTAGGCTAAGGCTGTAGGCCTCGACCTGTGCCGGCTGGTCTTCAATCGTGATGTTGTCGTTGTCAAATAGTGCCATCGGTTATTTTATAAGCTCTGCAATGTAATCATCCATCTCTATATCGAACGTTAGTTCCAGCAGCTCGGCACCGTCGCGCTCTGTTTCGTCCAGCGCCGCCTGCATAAATTTTCTGGGCTTGATTCCCCGCTTTGCGATACTTTTTACAATCGCATATACTACCCTGTTCTCATTCCCGGGCGCAACCCGGTAGCGTTTCATCCAATCCAAAATCGGGCGAATCGGCGGCGGTTTCGCGCCCGGCCTGCGCCCGCTCTCAATGTACTGAAAATACGCCGGTATAAATAGTGTAACAGTTTGACGCTCAACATCTACCTCCGTACGAAGGTTTTGAATGATGGCGCTATCGGCCAGCCCTACGTCGGTCATACGCGCAGTTACATTAACTAGGAATAGCTCTGCCAGCTTTTCCAGCACTTCCTTGTCGTAGCCGCGCAGTACCTGAAACGCCTTGCCCATCAGTTCGTATACTTCTGTATTGAGATGAAGGAGCGCGCGTTGTCGAGCGTTAGACTCCCTGAGTTGCCCCCCTGCTGATGCCGAACCCGGAAAGTTTCGTCGCTTACACCTGTACGCAATATCGCTCCTGCATATCCGTATGCGTCAGCGGAAGGCCCCGCGTCCAATGCCGAGGTTATAATAAGCTGGTTTAAAAATTGAACACCATCTGTTCTTTCTAGTATAGCAATTATTTGTATAGCATTTTCGTTGCTATTATTGCCAGCTATAGCAATGTCAATCCTATACGTTGCGTTTGCCTCCAAAACAAACTCATCTGTGTTTTGTACAGTTATGCCTAAATCGTCGAGGCGCTGCCAGACCTCCGTAACGGCCGGGTCTTTTTCTAACTCCAGATAGTTTCCTGCCCCGGGCAGATTTAGCTCCTGTCCAGCTGCAAACCCTATCTGCGCAAAGCCTTCGCACAAGTAGGTATTCTGTATCGTTTGTACGTCGGACTGCAGGTCGCTAACGTCCTGCTCGACTGTATCAACATCCGATTGCAAAGTAACGATAGACGCTTGCGTATTTGCTACGTCCGCTTGCAGGTTGTCGATTTCCTGCTCATTCGCAGCTATCGACAGTTCGTTGTTTTGCGTATCTGTTACAACCTCATCTATCTGCTCTTGCAGGGCGGCTATCTCAGCTTCGCACCCGCACCCGGTCGGCGCCGGGGCGGGCTGGTCTCCGCCGGTCGGCTGGTACGGTTCAAAGTCAGCGAAAGGAAGCGCGCATACATTGTAATAATTTACAGCCTGTACGCGGAACTCGAAGCGCATACCTACTGCGTCCTGCGCTGTTCCCTCCGCCTGTACTAGTATCGCGCTGTATTGTCTACGCGTGCCGCTCCTGCTGATGGATATGTCGTCGGAATGCTCTGCTTCAAGCTTCTTTATAATTTCCGCACCTATCATCTGGGCTTGTGCGATAGCGGCCTCGGCGGGTTCGGACGGGCTAGCATCCTGCACGACGTCGGGCGGCAGGTTTTGCTGCACATATACCCGCAACCCTATATTGTATATGTCGATACCTTCCAGCGTCTCTACAAGTGTAGGGTATTCGAGAAATACAGCAGGGTAATTGCGCGACTGGTCAAGGGCTGCGTTTTCCTCTACACCTACACCGAAATCGGCGACCGCTTCATGCTCCTGCGCCAGCTGCCGGAAGATTGCTACAATGTCTTTGAATGTGTAGTACTTGTCAGTTAGCATTAGCGCATGTAGTTAAGAAGCCATTCAGCCGTTTGAAAAAAGTCCATAACGTTTTCTTTCCATACTGACGTACGCGATTCGCCAAAGTTTTTTGCGACGTAGTAGACGAGCCGCTCGGTCCCGGTTGTGAGTTGCTCGATTCGTTCAGTTCTGCTATCGTAGTTGCCAGCGTCTCCAGTCGATTCAGATACTCTAAATATGCCGCTGTATAGGCTTTGGATATCCCCACGGCGTCCAAAAAAAAACTGTAAAGCGTATATCCTACAGTTGCCGGCAACTCCGGGATGAGCGATTCATACTTTTGTCGGCGTTCGTGCGTGTACTCCTCCTCTCCTTCTACATATACCATCGTAGCTAACTGGGCGGGCAATAGCTTGGTAATGTCGTCTCCTATCTGCCGCGCCAACCGCTCAGCTGCATCCCACTGCATTACCGAAAACTGTGTAGGCGTATCGACCTTGTAGACGGTGCCGTTGTATGCGAATTCTTGCATCGGCTCAACCTTTGCCGGCGGGCCGTCGAACTGTTCCATCTTGTGCGATTGGAAGTTAGTTGGGGTTATAGTCTCCAATTCATTATCACTTAAACCGTGAAGGATCTTGAATATCTGAATGCGGGCCCGCAGGGGCGTTGCCGCCTCCTCCTGTTGCAACCACGCCTGATATTCCAGCCAGACCCGAAACGGAACCTCGCTCCATCCATCTGTGTATTTTTTAAGTGTATCGTTCATCGGGGGGTGGGCTTGAAGAATGCAGTAACATTTTTGTAGGTCGTAGTGGGGCGGCTATCGACGCGGCGGTAGTTGTGCGTGAACAGCGCATAGCGCAACGCATCGAGCGCGTGGTCGTTAGCCTTCACAGGCGCATCCATTGCATTGCCGTGCTTGTCTCTTTTCCAAGTGTACATATCTGCTTCCGATAGTAGGTTGTCGCTATCCTGATGCACCCTTATATGCGGGTGTAGACTTTGCACTAGCCCGATGCCGGCCAGTACGGCCTTCTCGGCCGGGCGCGCGGAGAACCGGTGCCGGCGCAGCTCCTCGATTCGCTGAGGTTCTGCTGCGTCGCAGTACAGTATATGATTCGGCTCTATTTCGTACCCTCGTAACTTATCGATGAGGTCGGAATTGGTGAGGCCAGTGTCATATACCAGCTCTCTACAGTAGTATTCGTCGCGGTGCTTTCGCACTTCCACCACGGCAGTCGAGCTATCACTATACCCGAAGTCGATGCCAAAGTACCTTTCTTCGTATTCATCTGGATATTCGTCAGTTGTCTGAAAGGTGTTGTAAATAGCGCCCTCGAAGACCCCCCATTCCCCAAGCGCATACACATTGTAAGCCTGCTTATTAGTTCGCTCCAGCGGGGCTAGGGCGCGTTCGTAATAGTCGTCGGGCAGGTGCGGGTTGTCGAGGTAGGTGCTCCTGTATGTCTTGGCGGCTTCGTGCTCCTGAGCGAAGAAGCGCTCATAAATCCAGTGTCGTTTTGTAACCGGGTTGAATGTAAGCACGATTTGCGTGTAGTCGGCGTCGGGTGAGCGCAGGCGCCGGTCTATCTCGTCGAACCCCTCCGCCTGTATCTGGTTCGCCTCCTCTACCCACACGCTAGTTACGCCCGTAATCGACTTCAGCTTTTCGGGGTCGTCCATACCCCTGAATATAATTTCGCTTTTTGTTTGAGGGAATATTATTCGCAGCGGCGATACGCGCTTGTCGACCACCACGCCCCCCGGCAGGCAGTCCCTTGCGGTGCTTAGTATCTGCCGGTATACCGATTCTTTGATGGACTGATACGTTTGGCGGACGCATAAGATACGGTGATGTGGTTGGGTCAAGCATCGATAGATAATCTTCTGGGCGGCAAAGTAGCTCTTGCCTGAGCCGGCGCCGCCCCCAAGCACAAGGTACCTACAGGTGTCGGCAAATGCGTGGCGGTATGCGCCGAGGATGTCAAACACTAATCTTGCTTATTGTCTCGAATGACCACTTGCAGCGGGAGCACTTCTCCCCCTTCGTCCTGAATCTGTATTGTCTGCGTTTGCAGTCTGGGCATAAAGTATGGGAGGGCTTTAGTAATCAGCGTTATCTTCTGGTTGGTGTTGCACTCATCGTAGAGCCGCACCATCTGGTCAGGCTGCAGCCGACGTTTTAGCAGGTGGGAAAACGACTTTCGGAACTGTTGTGTCGCGTCTTTCATAAGCAAATTTTTGTTAAAACTGCTGGAAGATAAGCAAATCTAGCAAGATACGAAGCGGCGATTGCATCAAACTTACGACACTTGCACCAGAATCACAAAGCGAAGATGTCGGCTAAGTAGTTGTACTCAAAAGTGAAAGCGATTTTCACTTTGTTTCACTTTATTTTCCAGCAAATCGGGCTCTACGGTGTCGTACGCCCCGAAAGTGAAAAAGTGAAAGGGAACCCCTCTCTCTCTCCCTATCTCTCCCCTTACACCCCTATAGGTAATATGGTACCTATATATTAAATAATAATATATATATAATATAGTATATATATAGATATATAGTAGTAGTACTACTGGTGCATACAGGTGTATAGAGATGCATAGGGATGGAAAGATTCCGAAAAGCTTTCACTTTTTCACTTTGACCCCCAAAATCGGGCTCTACGGTACTGCTAGGGCAGATTTGCGTGGAAAGGAAAGTGAAAACCGGCTTTCACTTCTTTCACTTTTAGGTATTTCTACTCAACTTTTTCAGGGGCTTGGATTTGGTCTCGGAGTTGTGCATCTTTACAGACACATTAACACTTAACCCCTATGCAAACACTTTTGAACATCCTGCAATTTTCGTTTTTCACTTGGTTGATAATCCAAGCCGCTTGGAAGCTAGGTGGAAAAGGCTACCTGAAATATCGCTACTGGTTGCGCGACCACACGCCCGATTCTTGGGAGCCGGTATTAAGACTGGCACTCCTTTGCCCGGTTTTTATGTCGTTTAGCTGGCCGGCCGCTGCTTGGGCTGTATTCCAGCCGTTTGCTTGGTACTATCTGCCCGCTGCTATGCTTGTAACGGCCGGAATTGAAGCCTTTTTAGGTGGATTTGCACTATTGGAAAGCCTACTGGCTATGAAGGAGCGCAAAATGCAACTAGAAATAGCAAAGGCAGCTATGCTAATCAGTAAAGATAACCCTGATGACTCTGATGACCCAATTCAATCCGATTTGGCTGGAGAAACTGCCTGCAACCTTCACAATTTCCAACGCGGTGATAGCTAGATTACTATGAACGACCCATTCAAATTCACGAAAGGCCAGCCGGACGGGCGCATTCTTTCCAAACTGATGGAGTGCGAAGAACAGGTCCAATTCAACCCCATCTGGCTGGAGAAGTTACCTAGCCAGTTCACGTTATCCGATGCCGTTATCGCCCACCAGAAAACCGGGGAGATGGTTTCGGCTAGGGCGCTAGTCGAAGAGCTATTAGGGCTGTGCATTGAGGGGCGGCTAAAGCAAATTGAGCGCCCCGGCGAAGAATTGCAGTATGTGAAGGTGGCTTCTGAATAGTATCAGCTATGCCAATCCGCCCTGAAAACAGAGACCGCTAACCAACACGAAAATGAAAAACAAAAAGAACTGGCAGATAGCCACCGCACGGCCGCTCAAAAACAACGAAAAAATCAGCTACACGGTTAAGCTTTACAGCTCCCTCACCCCTACCGAACTCAAAGCCCTATGTTTCGCGCGCGCGAAATACAACGAACAGCATTCAGGCTACGAATACCAACTGATAACGCGGGACAATCGCCCACAAAAAGCAAGTGAACAAACGTTTCAAAACCTAGTGTTTAAACGCTTGCTAATCCCTGTTAATACGGGTGAACAGCAATTCAGCGTAGAACCTGAATACTGCTATGCAGCAACAGCACTAGGAAGTGCCCTAGGCAACTTCCAAAAATCGTACTTGGATTCGGCGCCGTACAGCGGGGCGCAAGGGCGTAAACACCCGGAAGCTTTGAAAATGTTTATGCATATCTACAACCAGTTTAATGCAGAACAACTATATAACTACTACTACGGTGATGCAAAGCTTTTCAAAATCCAACTGAAGGATTTTGAACAAACCACCAACACGCTGCACCTGGGCAACCGCTGGATGGTGGAAACGAACCTGATACGAAGCAAATCATTCTTGCGTGGGTTTGGCTACCAGTCAACAGCGCTGCCTACAAAAAAAGGGTTCGATATGTTCTGGCAGTTCTTCCTTGCAGGCGTAACCGCTTGGACGGATAAGCTTTCGCACTTGGATGAAGACCCTCAGGATGCATTTATCGAATCTGAAGCCCTTTAGTAGTGATGAGTAAAATCGAATGGACTGAAAAGACTTGGAACCCCGTGACCGGGTGCACGAAAGTCAGTGCTGGCTGCAAACACTGCTATGCAGAAACGATGACCAAGCGGCTTCAAGCGATGGACGTTGAAAAATACAGCGAAGGCTTTGGGAAGGTCAGAATGCACCTCGACCAAATTAACACGCCCCTGCATTGGAAGAAGCCTAAAATGGTTTTCGTGAATTCGATGAGCGACCTCTACCACGAAGATATTGCCCCCTGGTTTGTGCAGGAAATTTATCATACGATGGCAAAAGCGTATTGGCACCAATTCCAGGTGCTAACGAAACGCCCAGAACGAATCCACTACAACTGTTATCGGCTGTATGACAAAATCAAAGATGAATGGGTGAAAATCCAACCGCTGGAAAATGTCTGGGTAGGCACGTCAATTGAAAGCGAGCGCGTTTTAAGCCGCTTAGAAGAGCTGAAAAAAGCAAACGGCTATAAATTCCTATCGCTGGAGCCCTTATTAGGCCCGCTGCCAAACTTAGATTTGTCCGGAATAGACTGGGTAATTGTAGGAGGAGAAAGCGGCCCTAAAGCCCGACCAATGCACCCCGAATGGGTTCGTGAAATCCGCTACCAATGCCACGAACAGAACGTGCCATTCTTTTTCAAACAATGGGGTGGGCGCAACAAAAAAGCAGCGGGCCGAACCCTGGACGGGCAAACCTGGGATGAATACCCTGAACAGCTACTCGAAAACTTAGCGAATCCCAAACGCAACGCAATTGACAAACCCTTAAACGAATTAAGTGAACTGATATGAAAAACCTGCTCGAACACCTACCGCTGCATTATAAGCATATTGCAGCCGAAAGCCTTTACGAAGTCCGAAAGGATTCCGAAAGCGAAGAACTATTTGCTAATCTGCTGCAAAACCAGCCCGTGACGTACACGCACCCTGATGATGAATTTGAAATATCGTTGTGTGTGTTCTTTGCTACTAGGAACCTAATTTCGGTTGCCTATTTGCCTAGCAAACAGATTTACAAAGCACGCCTAACCAGTGCTGGTAAAGCAATTGCTAAAACTATGCAGTACAAAATTGGCAGCTTTTTCCTTGAAAGCATATACCTAAAAGAATTTCTAAGTATGTACAGCAAACTACACGTTGCCACCAGTCAGCTGTTCACTAATGCAGCTGAACACGATACTGATGAAATCAAACACAATGTGAAATTTCTTCAGGACGAAAAAGGAGAAACTAAAATTCGCGTATACCAACACTCCAATGCCAAAGCGTTGCAAGCGTTTGCTAAAATTGACCACGAAAACGGCACCCAAAAACAGCTTATCAAAGAATACGCCCTTAGTGTGAACTTTGAAATTCATATTAAACCTGATGAGAAAGCAAGCCCCCGTGAAAAATATGCTTGGGTTTCCCTCCAACTTGCAGGCCTGCTGCAATTGCCGGATGGTCAAACCAACCCAGGCCGCCTTTTCTACCCTACCAAAGCAGGCGCTGAACTTCACGATTCATTCGTGATTGCAGGACTGAGCGATTGGTCGCCCGACATAAACCTGAATGATGTCCCTACCAACAACAGCCCGCAACAACAGACCGACGAATAATATGCCACAGGGAAAATTGGTGACGCCAAAAGACAACTGGTATCGGATAACACCGCCAACTCTTTGGCTGCACAACGACCCGCTAGAACTGTACGTCAGGCAATTGGATGACGGGAAAATGGAGCTATCTGATGACGGAGAAATCTTTTGGGAATTGGATGCAATCAACCTTGGATTCCGGGAACAACGCTTAGAATTTTATGAAGGATTTGAGAGGTTACGCAGGAAATACAACCTGTATTTCAAGGGCACAGAACTGCGAAAAAAGTTCCGGGTTAAGGACTTTTGGGTAGAAATAAACCTGATAATGGGTTTCCTTACTGAAGTTAAGGCAAATATTGAAAGCCAGACCAATCAATAAAGCTACGTGAGTATAGCAATAGGCTTCTTAGTTGCAGATTCCGTACACTGTCCCGACATCTGGACCGAATGGTTTGACGGGCGCGGCACGGCTATTTTTCACCAGCACAAAAAAGGGGCCGGGCAGCCGGCACAGCTGACGAACGATGTGAGAGTCGTCAGAACAGTACCAACGCGCTGGGAATCAACGATTAATGCGCACTTCGCGCTGTACGAAGAATTTTTGAAAACCTCAGCGAGTCATCTAATCTTAGCTAGCGAAAGCTGTGTCCCGCGCCGGTCTTATGAAGCATTGTTGGATACGCTTTCTACTCGTGCTGCAAATTGCAGCTACTTTGCGTCATTGCACGAAAGCACATTTAACCACGCCCGAGGCGGCCGGAAAGTACACCCGGATATAAGAGATAGTATCTACTGGCACGAACAATGGTATTGGATTAGTCGAGAACACGTAGAGGTGTTGCGACAAAACAACAGGGAAGTTCGCCGGCTCTTCTGCTGCCCGCCAGATATGCGTGCACCGTCAAAAGTCTTTGCAGACAACGAACACTTTGCCGCCAGCTGCTTAAGGCGCTTTGGTAGAGACGATGAAATAGTTTCATTCCCAACTACCTACACCTCGTGGCCTAGCCGAAGCCGCCACCCGCGCAAATTTGCCGGGCTGGGCGCGCAGCAGCTAAAAGATAGCCGCGATTATTATTTCTTTCGCAAAGTAGTGCCGGGGGCTAAGCTAGAACTGCTACGCGAAGAGTTAAAAAATGATACTTTAGTAGCCGATACGGCAAGCGAGCTTACTAAACACGTACCGGCTATGTACAAAACTGCCGCGATATACGTACACATGTATTATTACGACCTTTGGGCTGAACTGGCGAATGCAATACGCAATGTGCAGCACGCCGGGCTGCGGGTAAAAGTGTACGTAAATCAGGTACAACGCGGCACGGAGACCGAAGCAATGCGGCGACAAATTAAGGTCGAATTCCCTACCGCTACTGTACTAGTGTCAGAAAACCGAGGTAGAGACATAGGGGGGTTGGTCAACCTGCTGAACTCCAGCAACCCTGCCAGCTACGATTATTGTGCCTTTATACATAGTAAACACACAAAGCAAGAGCCCGGCAAGGGCAAGCGCTGGCGCAAAGAATTATTAGGTGCGATAATGAGCAGCCCCGCAAAAGTGCGCGAATGCATACAGCATCTCGACAAAAAAGGCGGGATTGTAGGAACTCGGCGCTGGTATATTCGCAACGGGGCAACGCACGAACACTGCAAACATTTCGCGAAGCGCATAAACGTTACTTATCGACACAAGAAATACATAGCCGGGACAATGTGGTGGTGTGCCCCTCAGCTGCTACAACACATTAAGAATCAAGGGCTAACGCAAGACTACTTTGAGCCGGAGGCGGGGCAGCTCGACAACACACAAGCTCACGCCTTTGAGCGCGTCATCACGAATCTTTGCGAACACTACAAGAAACGAACAATACCTGTACAAAGCAAGCCTATGCAAATCGCAAAACATACGACCGTAAAAGAGTATCGACAAAAGGAGCCCTACCTCCTCGAATACGACACTGAAAAATATAAATGGCGTGAATATATGCGCTTGATACTACAGCTCTCGAACCTTAAGGAGGCAGTACAGCTGGACAAAGTCCTTACGCGCGAGGAGGACACCAATACGTTGTATCATAAACGATTTTACAAAGCATGGCAAGAGAAGCCGCTTCTGCGCGAGCTGTACAAAGCCTTCATTGTTGACATTTGTAAATTACTCGGGCACACCCACCTGTACTATCAATCAGTGCCCTCCTTCCGGGCGCACTTGGTAAATAATGTGAGCGTAGGGGAATGGCACGTAGATAGCGATTATGGGCACCAGCCCGAAGAGGTAAATCTTTGGCTGCCCTTCGTTGACACAACGCATACTAATACGATACACATTGAAGCTCCGGCGGGCAAGATAGCTCCAGAAGTATCATACGGCCAAATTTTAGCCTTCAAGGGTGCCGAGTTGCGGCACGGCAACATAATCAATAAAGACTACAGCCGGTTTTCAATAGATTTTCGTATTATACACCCTGACGATTTCAAGCCTACGGGCAAGGAAAGCATCAACGGTGTTACTACGTTTGAGCTCGGCGGGTACTGGTCAGAGTGTAGAGTATGAGTGTAGCAGTAGCTAAAAAACGCGCAGGAGCAAAGAACATCCCGGTGTATCAAATGAATAGCCGGGTGGCGCTAGTGGTTGACACTCAGCCGTTTACGGATGAGGAATACAGCGCACTTAGCCCCGACGCGCGCAAGCTTTTACACCTCAGCACCCGCACCATTCGCGCCCGGCTTGATGAGGGGGTGGTTGACTTTAAGTACTTCGCAGTCATCAAGCGTCGCATTCGGCGGGCGACCGGCACCCGGAACACGGCGCTGTTTACATACACCTTCAAGGGGGGTAGAGGCCCCCGAAAATTTGGTCTGTTGCCCTACTGGGACTTTACCGTAGCACGGGTCAACGGCAGCCAGTGGCGCAGCTTTTACATTAAAAATTTGCGCGTCGATAGGCAGGACGCAGTAACGCGCGATGACGTTGCACGCGATGTGCCTGCTTTGTTTCCTGACGCACCGCGCCGTCGGCGGCCGGTTGGGGCTGTGCCCCCCGCGCGGGGGCAGGTTGCGCGAGTTGTTTTGGGGGGCGAAGTTGATGCCGCCGGCAACGTTGCAACAATACAAGCAACCCGGCTGGCGCTCAGCAGCTCGGCCGATGCCGTAAACGTGCCGGCGCAAACTATCACACTAAGTAATGCAAGCAATATGCCCCGCATCGATACGCTTGTATATGACAAGGGGGAAGAAGGGCTCGAAATTGTGCAGGGGCAAGCCCGCCGAGAGCCACAACCTCGACAAATTAAGGATAGAAACCAGTACATTGTAGCTTACGTTCTTGTATACAAGGACGAAGAAGGAGAGACGGAGAGTGATATAATACGCGCCGATGCCTTTCCGGGCGCGCCGTCTATAGAGGATTTTGATGTACCTTTGTAAAAAATAACTGCAACTTATGGACGTACGTACATTAACGGAAATCTTAGCACTTGTTGTCGTCGTGGGGGGCTTCGGCGTGGCTTACGGCCTGCTAAAGGCTAAGCTTTCGGAGCTCGAAAACAAAATGAAAGAGACGCACGCGAAGCAAGCAAATACCGAAGCTGAGCTCAATCGTGTGTCAGGCGCTACAAAAGTACTAAAATCGGAGCTAAAAAACATGTCGGAAAAGATAGAAGAGCTAAACGAAAGCTTAAAAACCTACCATAGCACAATATTGAGCCTTATCGACAAACGATAATGAACTGGAAAGAACTTGTACAAGACCGCGCCGGCAAGCTTAGCTCTAAGCGAGTTGTAGGGCTGACCGGCTTTACTACAACCCTGCTTACTTACCTCCTCGACGGCCTTCACTGGTATGATGTAAATGAAGTCTTGTATCAGGCTTTGTTATATGCATCTGCCGGTATGCTGGCCGCAGGGGTGGTCGAGAAGAGCGACAACGCTAATAAGCAGAAGCAATGAGCGAGGCAAAAATACAATCAATAATTGTAAAATGGTTTAGGGACACATACCCCGACGATCAGTGGCGGCTGCAGGCGGTCGTTAACGAAGCGGGGGGCAATTCGGCGCGCAAGCAGCTGAGACACAACGCGATGGGGGTATTCCCGGGGCACCCTGACCTCATTCTGTACAGCAAAAAAGGGGTGCGATTCGTTGAAGTTAAGAGGCCGGGCGAGAAGCTATCAGATAAGCAAGAAGCGTGGTGGCGTCAGGCTACCGATGCAAAATACCCCGCCCCGGTGGTGTGTACTTCCACCGAAGAATTTGCAACCTACATTCGTGATAACAACCTAATGTAACCCAATGAAAGATATACCACTGTACCTGTTTTTGCTCGTATGCGGCGGGATCATCGGCTGGATACTTGCACCGACCGACGAACTGGTTGTGCAAGATCCTGTTGTCGAAACTCGCACTGTATACCTAGACCACTACGACACAGTTACCGTTGCAATACCTACTACTGTACGCGACACAGTAGTAAGGACAAAGGAGACAACGCAAACGGTGCAGGTGCGCGATACGGTTGTAGTGAGCTGCAACGACACCGGACAAGTGTACACAACGCACTACGAGGACAGTGTACTTACACTTGAGTCTAACGCTCTTGTATGCGGCGAACTGCTCGATCTCGACTTTGCGTACAGCGTACAGCGCCAACACACGACGACGACCGAGATTCAAATTCGCGAGAAGCCCCCTGATTTTCAGGGCGGTATAATGATATCGCACCCTGCCGGCGCAGGGGGTTGGGTAGGCTACCGCCGCCTGTTTGCCGGCTACACTTACAACGTGCAAGGTGCGCACAACATAATGCTAGGTTATCGACTCTTTACTAAGTAGTGATGGAGATTACATACAAAGACCTAGAAAGCGTACAGGAGGTGTTGCAAAGTAAGCGCTCAGGACGTGAGCGCTGGAGGACGACACACTACGACCCCTTTTTTCAGCGCTTCATACAACTGTTTATACACTTTCACCCAAAATCATCTAAACCAATAACGACATGTCGACATTGCATAACGAAGGCGGCGCGGCAGCTGGAAGACTGGCTGGAGGACTACTTAGAAACGACCGACCTTTAAGACACATTGTAATACTTCCCGGGCACGGCGGCGCCGACCCGGGCGCGGTGGCGAATGGATATCAGGAAGCTGAGTTGGCTAAAGAACTTGGCACGGAGGTGTACAATGTACTCAAGCACATGGAACCAGCCCAGCCGGTAAGCTACCTTGCAATCAGCCAAGGGTTGCCTCAAAAGATACAAATGCTCAACAGCAAGTATGCCGCTGAAGACGTTGTCCTAAACATCCATTTTAACGCCGCAACCCCAGTTGCAAAGGGCGTAGAGGCCTATGTGCACGACGAAACAAGCGCAGAGAACCGGGCGCTGGCGACGCACTTGGTACAATATATCGCCACAAACCTGAGAAGTGCAAATAGGGGAGTGAAGAGCGAACGGCAGAGTCAACACAGCCGGCTGGGCATCTTACACACAAAGCCCCGAGTCATCCTACTAGAAGTTTGCTTTATAACAAACAAAGACGAAATAAGCGAATATCATAACAAGCAAGGGCGCATTGCGCACCTAATCGCAAATACATTATTGCAATATGTGTAATCCAGAAGGCCAACGCGTACAGGTGAAGATATACCGGCCGTATGGGCTTAACGTGCTGGGGACAATCGTAGATACGCAACAACCGCATACGGAGCAGTTATATACTGTAGAGCTGGATAATCCTACGCCTAGGCGCATACACCTGCGCGATACTTACTACCAAACCGGCACGCGTGTTGTTAAGCTTTTTGACGACGAATTTGAACTTCTCGAAACAAAAGCCCAACTTGCACACATTGTCTAACTCAAACCCAAAGCCCTGAAAATTAGCGAGATAGACAAGGAACAATCGTAGAGCCCCCTTTCCCCGGGGGTTTTCTTTGTCCGGGCTTGCGTCTTTCAGCAAAGATTCGTAGTTTTACCTCGCTTTTTGTTTGTATTTAGTAGCTACTATTCAGCCCCACCCCGGGCTGGATAGGAACAAAGCCCCCTTTCCCCCGGGGGTTTTTTAATTTTCTTGTGGCGACCACTTGCATCGCATTAGATTCATTGTTATCTTTGACATATTGTTCAACACTAACCGACACAACGATGACGAACACTAACAACACCCCCGCCCCCGCCCGCCACACTTTGAACTGGGTATTTGAGAACAAGCAAAAGGTAACCGCCTACGACCTGCGCCAGCTGTACGAGGACGCAGCGCGCAAAGCTAAGCAAATCAACACCCTCGCTGATTGGGTGAGTCGCGAGCACACCAACCTGTTTGATAAAGCCGGCTGCATCCGTCAAAACATTTTTGAGGCGCATCTCTTGCAAGAGATTGAGCTCTACGACGCCGGCGCGTTGAAGGCGAAGAAAAAGGAGTACAAGACCCCGCTCGATAGCGCCGCCTACTACGTCATTTACACCTACCGCAAGCTTGTTAAGCTGCAGGCGCAGCCCGAGCGCGACCGGCGCAAAGAAGAGAAAGAAATCAAGCGCCTGTTTCGCCGCCTGCAGTGGCTAGTTCATTTAGTAGGAATTACGCGAGACGTCAGGACAATCAGTAACGGGTGCCGCGAACACACAACTTGGATTAAAAACTACGCTCGCGGATTTGGATTCGCGATTGCCGGTGAAGACGGCTGGTAAGCCACACCCCCACACCACACCACCCCGCCCCACCGGGGCGGGTTCTTTTTTTCACCCAAACACGTTACTATGCAAACTGTTTACAAAAAGTTTCGGAAAATAATCGCTGGAGAGGTTTATCGGCGGCGCATAAAATTAAGGCTAACGCAAACTGAGTTAGCTCAAAAAGCCGGCCTCTCCCGGGCAGTTGTTTCGAGGATAGAGCGGCAAGAAATGAACCCTTCCCTTGAAACGTTGCTGCGGCTTTATGACGCGCTATCTGACGAAAAAAAATGAGATTTCCCGCCCAACCCCTTGCGCCGTATCCGATTCATCGCTATCTTTGACACATATTGTTCAACACTAGCCGACAACACAATGACTAACACTAACACAATCACAATCGAACTCAGCTGGCACAAAGCCGGAAGTTTTCAGGCTGCAACATACGCCCAAATTAACTACATCTTTAAGCTGGCCTATGACGCAAGCGTAGAGCTGCCTTTCAGATCAAACACGCAAGGCCAGCGCAAGCTCACCAAAGCCGCCGCCAGTCAACTTATCGAAGCGCTGCAGGACGGAGACGCCATTGTATTTGACGACTAACACTAAAAACAATGACACAAGAACAACAGAAGTATATTAACGCCGCGCACTCGCGCACAGCCGACGCGCTAACTCGACTGTTTAAGCAGTACGAGTATCTCACAGAACTCAAGTGTAATGAGCAGCACGCCTCAGCTGAAGAGGCAGCGCTCGACATTGCAACACAACTCGACATTGCGGCAGAATGGCTGCTGAGAGCGAAAGAATTGCTCAACTATTGCGAAATACCGGCATCACAATACCCAAGATGGTGGTTCAGTGTTGGGCGTGTCTTCCGTCGTAAGCACGTAAAGGAGGCCGTCGGCTTTAATGACGCAGAACTCGACCAGGTAATTACCGACCTTATCGACAAGGGATTCGTGAAGTCCGGCAAAGACGACGACGGTTCGCCGATTTTAATCAAACTTGTTTAACCTCTATGACAATGACTAACACTAACGACACACGAAAAGACGCGTTAATAAGCACACAGACACACCTGCCCGGCTGGGCGCTAATCTTTCGACGGGATAACGTTGTCGTCGACGCGACGTTTTTAGACGCTATGACGCACGAACACATTGCGAAAGATTACGACACCGATAAAGACGACACAACCGCCGCCGCCGCCGCGTGGTTTATCAACTTTGCTGCGCAGGAGCACTGCGAGATAGCTCTGCGAGTAGAGCTGCAGCCGCCAGCGTGCTATCATAGAGAAGATTACCTTTCTTGCGAAGTCATTCGCGTTACAGAAGGCAAGCTGAGTTGCAAGTTCTTTATCTCGAATATTGACAAGGGTAATCACGACAGCGCAAGCAGATTTTTGCTAAAAGTAGACAACTACCTTCAGCGCTTTAGCGGGTCTTATACAGACGACGATGATTATAAGCAGGTGTACAATGAGTACTCTGAACGTATCGCTTTAGGTTATCGCGAAGATGAAATACTGTATGAGTATCATATTGTCCCTCCGGAAATCGTCGCTAAGTACGACGACCGCCGCGCCGACTTGCACAAGCTAATGGAGCGCGCCTACGAAAAGGCGAAAGAAGATTTTATCAACAATAAACTGAAGAACGTATGACCTCCACCGGTATCGGGCTCACCCTGCGACACGCGGGGTGGGTCTATTATCTTTACGTACACGACGACTACAAAGTTGAATTCTTTGAGTTGACGAATCAACTGCAAGTCAAGTGCAAAGCCTGCAAGCCGGTCGCAATGAAGCAGCAGGCAGGGGTTATATTGAGCGCCGATGGCCTTCAAAATCAGCCGATTATGCTGGCCGGTATACCCCGAGGCGAGGTTGACGCTGAGCATCAGACCGACCTCGCGAAATTGCCCACCGACGTAGACAATATTGTCACACATATTAAACAACACCATAATGTCTAACAAAGAATTGCAAGTCTCAAACGAGACGCCCTACAAAACAACCGCGCACGTTAAGAAACTAACCGCGGTTACTGGCAGTGAGCAGGCCGCACACAAGGCCCGGCTCGAAATCTCGCACCTCCTGCGCCGCAATCCAAAACTTGACGCGGCATACAAAAAAGACCCTGAACAGCTGTTCGCCAGCTGTGTTCGAATTTTGGATTTAGGCCTTAGCCTTAACCCCGCCCGTCAGGAGGTTACGATTATACCGTATGCGGATGACATACAGGTAATTATAATGTACCAAGGCCTGCTGAAGATTGCGCGCGATTCGGGCGCGATTAGTGAAATATTCGCAGAGGTGGTGAAGGAGCAGGACGAATTCACACTTGTGTATTCTACAGAAAACCCCTTGCTCGAGCACCGCCCCGCTATCACCACCGACCGCGGCAAGACCGTAGGCGCGTATGCTATCGCAAAGATTATCGACGGAGGTTATCAGTACACATACCTCGACACCGCCGACATCAACAACATCGCTGGAAACAAGCTACAAAAGTCGGGACCTTGGAGGGATTATTACGATGAAATGGCGAAGAAGACGGCTCTTCGTCGGCTGTTCAAACTGCTCCCCCGCCGCGGGATGGTCGACAAGGCGGCTGACCTGATTGTCGAGGAAGAGAAGCGGGAAGTGCGAACGTCTCGCCAACCCGTTGAGGCTGAGCCAATTAAGTAACCTATAAACACTAACACAATGCTACGATTCAATCAAAGTTTACTGAAACAAGCGGTTTTTCACGACCTTGAGTACTGCCTATACCAGTACTACAATAAGCCCGATTACGATACGCCCGCAATGCGGGTCGGGCGGATGGTTGACGAACTGTATATAGGCGGAAGTGATACGGCGCACCTTTGGCAGGAGGCGCAAGACAAGGAAAAGAACACCTACAATCGCAAAACGGAACATCCGTATTATTTGCCTGCGTCGAAATATGAAACGGCGCTGCGCTGCGTAGATTCGTTGCGCCTACACCTGCCGGATGACTTCGTGCAGAAGAAGGAGGTACAGAAAATGCACGAACGAGATACCGGAAAGGGTTACGCTTTTTACGGCACCCCCGACCTTGTCGACCACGATAATAATATTATTTACGACCTGAAGACAATTGCGGATGTCGACGAAGCTTATAAGGTACTCCAATATAATCGATATGGCTATATGCATCAGGCGGCAATGTACCTGTATCTGCTGGACTGGTGGGAACAAGGCACATTCCGATGGATATTTGTTGAGAAGCAGGCGCCCTATCGCGTGAAGTCTTTTCAGGTGGCAGACAATGCGGGCTATAATGACTTAACACGTGAACTGGAGGACTTATTCGAGATAGCTGACAATATTGTGCGAACTGTAAAGAAGTACGATACTTTTGAAGAGTACAAGAAAGCTGAGATAAAAAAGAACCCGCTCAGGCCGACGGAACTATTTCTTAGCCCTTACTCTTGCCGGCCGAATTTTGTCGTCCAATGAAGTTACGACCGTATCAGATACGCGCTGTAGACGAAGCGTGTGCGGCCGTTGCGGACGGGGAGCGCCCGGTATTGGTGCTCCCCACCGGCGCGGGCAAGACAACGATAGCCTGCGAGATAATAAAGCGTTATACAGCAAAAGGCAAACGCGTTATCTTCTTAGCGCACCGGCAGGAGCTGCTTCACCAAGCCCGCGAAAGACTTGCACGATTTAATATCGATGCCGGGATAATACAGGGCGGCAACACTGAGTTGCAGCCAGCTGTAAACGTTGCCAGTGTACAGACCTTGTGCCGTCGGCGGCTGCCGTACGTGCCTGACTTGTTCTTCGTCGACGAAGCCCACCACGCCGCCGCCAAATCCTATACGACTGTATTGGATAAGGCGCAATTTGCAGGCGTGATAGGGCTTACCGCAACGCCCGCCCGGCTCGATGGGAAGCCGCTAGGCGACATATTTACGCAGATAATAGAGCCGGTTACGGCTGCGCAACTCATTGAAGACCAGCACCTTGTGCCTGCTGAGTACTATAGCACAAGCGTCGCAGACCTAAGCAAGCTCAAAAAGCAAGCTGGAGACTATAATAAAAAGCAATTATACCAGCGCTTTAATAAGAAGAAGGTCTACAGCAACGTAGTGGAAAGCATTTTGCAGCACACGGGGCAGCTGCGTACGATAGTCTTCGCAGTCAACATTCAGCACGCTGAACAACTTGCTGAACAGCTCCCCCGCGCCCGTGTGCTACATAGCAAGATGCACGAAGCCGACCGACAACGTACACTTGCCCTTTTTGCAAACGACCAGATTCAGTATCTTGTCAATGTTGCAATCCTTACAGAAGGATACGACTTACCGGCAATAGAGGCTGTTGCACTTGTGCGCGCGACAAGTTCCGTGCCCCTGTATCTACAGATGGTCGGGCGAGGGGTTCGGCCGGCAGCGAATAAGGACAAGTGTGTTGTACTCGATTACGGAGAAAATGTACAGCGTCACGGGTTCTTCGAGCAGGAGCGGCGGTGGTCGCTGTCGGGGAAGGTTAAGGCCGGCGATGGGGTAGCACCTGTTAAACAATGCAAAAAATGCTATCGTATGATTTACGCTAGCATGCAGTTTTGCCCTCATTGCGGCGCTGACTTGCGAACGCCCCGGCAAGTCGTTGAGGCCAAATTACAGAAAGTTATTGCCGCCCCGGACACAAAGACCTGCAGTGTCGAGGAGCTGGAACAATACCGCGAAGCGATGGGCTACAAGACCGGTTGGGTTATCTACAGGATTAAGGAAAGGAGCCCTAATATCCAGCTGGATATGCTCTACCGTTATGCCGCCCTGAAAGAATATAAGCGCCGCTGGGTGCACCACGTGCGGAAATACTACGGTATTCCTCCAAAACACTGACACTATGCTAACACAAGTAGGTAATATGCCGTTGGATGTCTTTCCTTCGGAGCTGGAACAGCTTGTCTATCAGTTAGATAGTGAGTTGATGTACCGCCCGGAATATACCGCAGCCTCGATTCTGTTTGCGACGGCCACGGCGCTAGGACATACAAGTCGAATACAGCTACAGCCCGGCTGGATTGAAAACAACTGCATATTTATTGCCTTGGTCGGCACGCCCGGCAGCGGGAAGAGTCATCCGTTGAAGCGAATGATTAAGCCTATCGAAATACTTGATAGCAATAGTTACAAAGAAGTGCAGGATATCGAGGACGAAAAGGAGCGCAAGCGCAAACGCCGACAACACCTGGTAGGTGATGCAACTCCTGAAGAGGTCGCAAGATTACATAGTGTAAACCCCCGCGGGTTGGGGCTTCGGCAGGATGAATTGAGTAGGTGGATGAAGGGGTTTAATAAGTACAATTCCTCGGCTGACGAGGATAGCACCTGGCTTGAGATCTGGTCAGGTGGGGAAATGCGAATCGACCGGAAAACCACATCCTCTTTTATAGTAGCTAATGCAAGTGTATCGGTGGTCGGGGGTATCCAGCCCCGTGTTTTGTCAGAGTTGTTTACCGATGCTTATGTAAATAGCGGATTTTTTGACCGTTTTTTATTTACAATTCCAGCCGATATGGGCAGGCGCAAGGTTCCGATGAAGCAATTTTCGCAGGTACCCCCCGGGCTGGCTGTATACGACGATATGATAACGGCTTTTTGCAATCGGCTCTACCACCCGGAGGAGCACGACGACGAAATCAACTTAAATCCGGTACCAGAAACAGCTTATCGTATATTCTACGAATGGCAGCACCAGCGAGTCGACAACAGTCAGCACAACTCCGACCCGATAGTGGACGGATTAGGGACGAAAGTAGAGAGCTACGCCCTACGATTCGCCAACCTTCTGCAGGCCATCCACGATTATTATCAAACCCGGAACAATGCTCGCAACGCTGGTATTTCTGACAAGTGTATGCAAGATGGTATCCGGCTAGCCGAATGGTTCGAGGCGCAGGCTTTAAATATATTGCAGTCTGTAATACAAGGGTCGGCGGTGGACAAGCTTGATACGATATGGCAGGTTGTGTATAATAGCCTGCCTGATGAGTTCGACAAGGCGAAGGCCGTAAGCGTTGTTGCTGAGGTGTTTTCTGCGCACAAAAAGGCGCCTCCCTCGGCTCGCACAGTTCGCAACCGGTTGTTGTCTCAGGATAAGCTACTTAAGAAAATCAGTCACGGTAGGTATAGCAAGCTGTTATGACCCAAAACTACACTTTAGCGAAAAGCTTTCGAGACCGCCGCAGACTTGCTTCGACTTGCCCCTGCGGCAAAAATAACCGGGACGGAAAATTTGTGCCGTTTCGGGAGGAGCCCACGGCCGGCTACTGCCATTCCTGCCAGCGCACCATCCCCCCTAACAACACCAACACAATGCCAACACCTGCAAACAAACCCCCTCAGCCACCTTCCTTCATTGACGAAAAGATTGTAAGTCGCAGCCTGAATCACTACGACCGTAACAACTTCGCACACTTCTTTTTTCGCCTGCTCGATCAACCTCTACTAGCGCATACGCTACTAGAAGCCTACAGCGTAGGGACA